CGTCTTTCACGGACTCATCCCAATCCCAAAGCTGTTTTCTTACTTTGCTAGATTCCGCTTCCTGATTCTTGCGTTGCTCCTCCGCTGTCGCTTGCATCGACTCCACTGCCGTCAGTTCCGCTAGCTGTTGGATCTTCCCCCGACCGTTCAAAAATGTCTCGAATCTCTTCTTCCAGTCCGGCGTTGAAGTCGTCAAGTTCTTTCTCCGTGTCTGCAAGAATGGAAGAAACAAGCTGCAAGGATTTCGCATGGAAACCCTCACGAGCTTGTTGGTTTGCTTTGATGATCGCCTGTGCGGCGTCGTCAAACTCACTCACTTAAGCGCCAGCGGCTTGCATCGAAGGCGGGGCAATCGGCGTGGCCATCACACCACTGATCGCACGACTTTCTTCCGTGCCCATTTCGTTATGAGTCCGGGCCACACCGGCTTGAAGCGAACCCATTGCGATGTTCGCGATGTTTCGGCCGCTGAGGTTGGTGTTTTGCACGTTGCCCGCCGATTCATTCATCAGCAAGGTTCCGAAGCCTGGGGAAATGTCCATTGCAATTTCTCTTTCGATTGGAGGTAACGTTACAACCCCATCGCCAATGACGGGGCTTTCTGGCAATTGCTCGGCTGGCACTTATTCACCTTTCAGCGCGGTGACTAAGTGCAATAATTGTTCGGGGGTTTTGCACGCTTCGATCTGATCGGCAATCGACCTCGCGGTTGTGGCAACCAGCAAAGCGGCGGAGTTCATGCACGACTCCGTTAAGTCTGTTGATTGACGATACACTCTCATCGAATGCAGCAAAGCAACTTGCTCCATTTGCGTATTTGCGATCGTCGCTTCTTCATTTGGTTGCGGCATTGATGACCCTTTGGAAATCGATCACGATCGGTTCGCCATCTTGGTATGTTTCGTCGTCGAGTACTTTGCCGGTTGCACCATTGACGAGCATGACTCGTTGCGGAGATGGCTTCGGCATCTGCCTAAGAACCATGACCGCGACTTGTTCGAGTTGCTCTTGCGTGATGCTTGCCGAATCACCGGGCGGCCCGCGTGGCCCGGCATCGCCCTTGGGGCCAACCGGCCCAGGTGCCCCCGGCTTTGATTCACAATCACACTCACACTTCGGAGTGCCGATTCGATCCGCGATCGCGTCGACCAGTCCGTCGACATCAAGAGAAGGTGCCGGCGCGTCCACCGGCGGATTAGATGGCGGCTGTCCAAAGTAGTCAGGCCCAGGCACGTAGCCTTGATCGTTCGTTGATGGCTGTGGTGATGGTTGTCTTGGGCGTGGCGTGCATTGGCCACCGAAACATCCTGCGGTGATCGTTTGCTCCTCGGTCACCAGCGTGCCACGTCTGGCGAACAATCGACCGAGCAATCCTGACCGCTGAAAAAACGATCGTGTCTGTGTGTACGTGACCGCAACAGCGTCGTTCTTGCCTCCGCCCCAAATCGTGCCTACGTATTCGCCAGCCGCGTTGAGTACCGCCCCGCCACTGTCGCCCGATCGGCTTCGTCGGCCTGTGTAAAACCCTGAGTCTTGTTGGCTAACCGCTGAGCCGTAGGACGTGAGACGAGCCGACCAAATGTCAAACTTGTTGTGGCCGAATCCCATGACGAAGACGACTTCACCCGGTTCGGGCTGTCGGCTGGCAAGCGGGATCGGCCGAACGTTGGGCGTCTCGGCAATCTGAATCAAATACTGATCGGCCGTCTTGTTCGCCAGGAATCCGCGACCGGAGAAAACCTGACCTGCGAAGTCAACAGTGGTCGTGGTCAAAACGCCTTCGGCGACAACATGCCGAGCCGTGACGATCGTTCGTTCGCCAATGTACGTTCCCGATCCTGCGTAACCGCCGCCGTCACGGCCACGGATATTCACGCGGCAGACTGACTTCGCCGCCTCTCTCACTGCCGCCGGGATCGGTTGGTCCGACTTCAGCCGGACTAGCCCGATTGATGCGTCGGTCTGCCGGCCAATGTTGGATTGCGAGATGCGACCCAATGACGTCTGCGGTTGCGCAAATACAGGCACCGGCAAAAAAAGCAAGACGATCAGGATAAAATCACGCACAGTCGATCTCCTCGGTGAGTTTGTTTGAGTCTTGGTCGCCATGGACCCATCCGGCCAGATAGGCTTCGCGATAAATCGCCATAGAGTCTCGGTGCTGTTGCCGCTTGGCGACTTCGACACGCTCGTCGCAGTTGGTCCGGCGGAGGTATCCGATGATCAGATGCAAGCCGAACAACGCGATGAACACGGCAATGATTTGCCAAGGGAGTTGGATCAAGATTCCTTCTCCGCTGTCGCGAATCCGAGGTTGATCAACTCGTCGCTCAAAGTCGCATCGATTCCCAGCCGCCAGATATTTGCCACGGGCCGACCGAAAGAGATCACATCCGACAATGAGCGAGCCTCGCCAGTCGGGATATGCACCACGACTTCACAAGGCGGGTCGAGCATGTCAACCAAAGCATCGCGGGATTCAACCCCAGCTTCCGATTGCTCGCCACGCAGCTCGGGTGCCCAGCAATCCTTCAGCCGGAGCGTCATCGGCCACGGATGCGATAAGACTACCGTATCGCCGTCGATTACACGGTCGATCGTTGCGCGAGCAGTCAGGCCGAGTGGTGGGTGGGGCATGGGGTCGCCGTGAAAACAGGAATAGGCACCGTGAGTCAGACCACTCGAAGATAAGAACCCATCTGGCTCTGGGAAGAACAAGAACTCCGAAGTGTCGCAAGTTCGTATAAAGTCGTTCAGATTGGTAAGCGATCAGGTTCGCTTGGAGCCGTGCCGGTCGATGATCTGCTCTCGCAGGGTCTTCGCCGCCCTGGGTGACTGTGCAACCTTAGCGGCGATCCCTGGGTTCTGAGCCACCACGTTTTCGGTTTGCTCGCGAATCAATCTCTCGGACAATTTCGGGGCAGGCTTGGGCGGTGCGTTCTCATCGAGGTGATCGACGTTGACCGCGCCCTCGATTCGGTAGCCCTTGGCCTTGGCTGCGGCGCGAACGTCGCCGAGTCCTGATACCCAGGCGTGCGGGTCGTGATACTTTCCGAGTTGCCCGTTGTAGGTTTTGCCGGTGGTGTCGACGCCTGCCCGCTTGGCGATCGCGGTGATCTTGCTCATGTATTCGTCACTGTACTGTTGGCCGACGCGTCGATTTTCGGCAGCATTGAACACGGAATCGGTTCCCTTGGTGCCGGGTGGTTGCTGCATCGCGAGCATTAGTGCCATTCGCGGCGACTCGCCATTGAGAACCATGTCGAGCATCCGACCGGTCACATTCTTGTCAAGTGATTCTTGCAGCATGGATTCACGTTGCGTCAGCGAGATGCCGTGCTTGTCACATGCGGCGTCGAAGGCGTCGATGGTCTGCTTGATAGTCAAGGTGGATCATTCCTGTCGGGGGCGTTGATGGGGAGCGAATGAACGCAGCTTTCGAGTGCGTCGTTCAGAACGTTGGTCCTTGTAGGACTTGGAGAATCGCGAGGTGCTTTCACCTTCGGGCGGGAGAACGGTGACGAGCACACCGGATCGACGGGCAATGACGAAGACACATTCTTTGTGAGACAGGTAGATTTTGTTGTCGTCGTGGCTGTTTCGGTGGATGGGCGTCACGTCCCGCATCATCCTGGCGACTTCGGCGGGAATGAGATCTGGCCGAATCTTGGCAACCCGAAAGCGGAACCGATCGATGGCATGTCGGCTGATTGTTAGCTCGACACGACCATTGTGAATTCGTTGCGTCCGCTTTCTCATGCCGCCTCCGCTGGAGCGTTTGCCTCGTTGGCTTGCATCGCTTGCTGGTTCATGGTGGCCTGCTGCATCGCCTGGGCTTGCATCATGGCTTGGTCTTCCGCGTCGATCATGTAGCGTGTTGGATCAATGTCCATCGCACGACCGAGGTCTTCCATGAACGCATTGAACGGCCCCGGCAGTCCCATGGACATCGCTTGTTGGGCGGTCGGCAGGAGGTATTGCGAGAGTTCGTTGAGTTGTGCGATTCGGGTGTCTTTGTTCGGCTTGCGTGCCGTGCCGGCTTCGACTCGGAAGTGAAACTCTCGTGTCACATCGGAGACGCTGCGGGTTTGAATCTGTTCGGCGAAGACGCGGGCTCCGATGTCCCCGATGATCGGTTGGACATCTTCGTACGTTCCGTCCCATCGCAGTAGTTGAATCTCACGAACCGCAGTGATGGACAACCAATCCTCCACGCGGGACGCCATGTCGTCGGGACGGATGTTGATATTGGATTGACGGTACTGGGCCTCGGCGGCCGATCGCATTTGTCGTGACGACGACCCGTACATCAGCTCGTTGAGTCCGAGTCGCTTGTCGATCTGGTCGTTGACTTGGGCGATCATGTTCCAGATGTCGACGTTGAACGTGGGAGCGGTCAAGAACGAGATCATCTCGTTGATGTTCTTGCCGGTGATTGCTTCCAGTTCGATCGTCGTGAAGGGTCCGCCGCCACCGACCAATTGCGACTTGAGGTTCTCCGCAGCGGACTTCTGGCAGGCGACGTAGATCTTGGATCCGGCAGCGACCCCATCGGCGAGGAACGACATGCACCAGTTGATGAACTTCATTTCGCCGATGCACGGCGCGGCCATGGACAGGGGCCAGGTCTTGCCCGGGTTCTCGTAGAACGTCAGTCGACAGATAGGCCAACCGCCATCGGTGTGAACGTCATCCCAGAACGGAGCGGGCCAAGCGGTCGCTTCGAGTGCCGCCGGGTTGGGTTCGGGAGGCGCCGACATCTCCGGCATCATTGGAAGACCGTCTTCCCCGATCACCATCTCGGGAGGTGCGACGAGTGGCAGTTCGTCAGGCAAATTCAGCGGGTAATGGCAGCCCGGGCAGATCGCCAAGTAGACGAAGTCACCGAGCAGTTCCAGTTCTGGCGAGAGTCCCTTTTGGTTTTCGAGGATTTGGAGGTTCTGGCCTGCGCCGTTCTTGGAAAAGAGATCGTAGTATTCCACGATTTCGTGCGATCGGTTGACGACCTTGCCGTTGCCGTGGCGTTTCTTTTGCCGTGGGTTTTCGCCGGTCAGTGCCGTGTTGGAGGCGTGCTTTCCCTTGAGTGAACCCGGTGGCAAATTGAATTTCTGTTCGACGACGTTTCGCGGGCTGGCGCGACGGACAGCGATCCAGGTCACGTCACGCCAGTAGCACGCATCGGGATCGACGATGAAGTCTTTGTTGGAGATGAAGCGACAAGCGGGGATACGTGGTCCGCCAGCGGGTGAAGACTCAAGGATGGGTTCGAGCAGTCCGAGCCCGGTGACGATGGCCTCGGTGATCGCGAGGCGTGCTTCATCCTGCTTGTGCCCTTCGTTTTGGTAGTAATTGGAGAGCGACTGCATCAAGATCGCGTGATCGTTGTTGATGTCGATGCGTCGTTGGTTCGCTCGAATGGCATTGTCGTACTGCTGCTGGAGCTGCGTGACCATGAATCCGACGTTAGGGTCTTGGATCTGTCCCGACTGCAATGCCGGGATAAGATCGAGGATCTGAGTCGCTTGCGGGTTGCCCGCGTAGAACGTGTCGATCGAGACGCCAGTGGACGGCCGCGACGTAACCGCGATCGTTGGGTTTTGGTGGTACAGTGCGGGGCCGAACATGGCG